TTAGTACAATAAGTGCTACTTCAGGTTCATCAGGATCTAATGGTACTTCAGGAGCTGCAGGAAATTCAGGTGCAAGTGCTGTATCAGGAACAAACGGAACTTCAGGTTCAAATGGTACTTCAGGTAACGCTGGTAACTCAGGAAACTCAGGAGTAAGTGGAGTATCAGGAACATCTGGATCTAATGGATCAAACGGAAATGCAGGAAACAACGGAAACTCAGGTGTATCAGGAATAAGTGGAACTAATGGTTCAAATGGATCTAATGGTGCTAATGGTGCTAATGGAGCCGGTGGTGTATCAGGTTTAAGTGGAACTAATGGTTCAAATGGATCTAATGGTAATGCTGGTGCTTCTGGAAATTCAGGAGTAAGTGGTACTTCAGGTACAACTGGTTCAAACGGTACTTCAGGAAATTCAGGTAACTCAGGAAACTCAGGAGTATCAGGAGTAAGCGGTACTAATGGTACCTCAGGTTCAAACGGTACTTCAGGAAACTCAGGAAACAATGGAGCTTCAGGAAATAGCGGTGTAAGCGGTACTAACGGAACTTCAGGTTCAAACGGTACTTCAGGAAACTCAGGAGCTAATGGTAATTCTGGTAACTCAGGAATTTCAGGAACCAATGGTTCAAATGGTTCAAACGGAAACAATGGTAACAACGGAGCTTCAGGAGTATCAGGAGTAAGCGGTACTAATGGTACCTCAGGTTCAAATGGTACTTCAGGAAATGCTGGAAACAATGGTAACTCAGGTAACTCAGGAATATCAGGAACTAATGGTTCAAATGGTTCTAATGGAAACAACGGAAACGCTGGTAACTCAGGAGCTTCTGCTGTAAGTGGAACCTCAGGTTCATCAGGTTCAGCAGGATCAAGTGGTATTGTTGGTGGAAATGGTATAAGTGCAGTATCTGGTACAAATGGTTCCTCAGGATCTAATGGTAACAATGGAAATGCAGGAAACTCAGGAGTAAGTGGAGTATCAGGAACTACAGGTTCAAACGGTTCTTCAGGTAACTCAGGAAACAATGGTAACTCAGGTAACTCAGGAGTAAGTGGAGTATCAGGAACTTCAGGTTCAAACGGATCTAATGGAAATGCAGGAAATAACGGAAACTCAGGATTGTCAGGAGTATCTGGTACAAATGGTTCCTCAGGATCTAATGGTAACAATGGAAACGCAGGTAACTCAGGAGTATCAGGAGTAAGTGGTACTACAGGTTCAAATGGTTCTTCAGGTAATGCTGGAAACAATGGTGCCTCTGGAAACTCAGGAATTTCAGGAACCAATGGTTCAAATGGATCTAATGGTAATAATGGTGCTAATGGAGCCGGAGGATTATCAGGAGTATCAGGAACTAATGGATCTAATGGTTCAAATGGTAACAACGGTAATAGTGGTGCAAGTGGTGCTAGTGGTACCTCAGGAATAAATGGAACAAATGGTACAAGTGGTGTAGCAGGTACAAGTGGTCAATCAATTAACGGTACATCCGGTATTAGTGGTGGTGTATTTACTAACCAACCTAACTACTTAGTAAGAACTACAAGTACAACAACAGTACAAAGTGTATCATTCTTATATGCTGATGTTACTAATAGTAGATTGGGTATTAACACTGCAAGTCCTGGTAGATTATTAGACGTAAATGGAGAAGTAAGTTTCTCTAGTGATTTAGTATACTGGGATCCAGTTTATGACTCTCTTATAACAGGTGATACTAGTGGACCAGGTCTTGCATTAACAGCTAAATTTTACCCAGGAACAACTTCAATACTTACTAGTCCAAACCAAGCATCTTTATTTGTTCAAGGAACAATAATTTCAGGTCAATTATCTGATTCAGCTATGAGTGCAGGTCAATTAGTATATTATAGAGCCGGTACAGGAACATGGGCATTAGCAGATGCTAATTCAGGAGCAACTACTGATTATTTATTAGGAATAGTACTAAAAACAGCAGGAGCAGGATCTTCAGCAATTTCAGTATTAATTGATGGTATATATAGTACAACATATGTTAATAACGTATCAATAGCAGGAGATCCAGTTTATGTATCTGAAACAACAGGTAACGTTACAGGTGTTGCTCCTACAACATCAGCTTCATTAGTAAAAGGAGTAGGACAAGTAATTGCTATTAATGGATCTTATTATACTATAAGATTTAATCCTGATACAATATATTATACTAACGGATAATATAACTTGGTATTCTAAGTAATTTTACGTATATTTATGGGAAATAGACTGTTATGCAAAAATTGTTATTTATTGCCCCACATTTATCAACAGGCGGACTCCCACAATATTTAACTAAAAAAATAGAATTACTTAAAGATGAATTTGAAATTTATCTTGTAGAATGGGTAGATTGTACAGGAGGTGTTCTTGTAGTTACAAGAAATAAAATAGTAAATTTAATTGATTCTAATAAATTCTTTACCTTAGGTGATAATAAACATGAATTAATTAACATTATACAACAAATTCAACCGGATATAATTCATTTAGAGGAAATTCCCGAATTCTTTATGGATGATGAAATTGCTCGTCAAATATACGTGCAAAATCGAAATTATTCATTAGTAGAAACATCTCATGATTCATCTTTTGATACAGATAACAAACGATTTTTCCCGGATAAATTTATGTTTGTATCAAATTGGCAAATTCAACAATATAAAGATTTAAATATTCCTAAAGTATTAGTAGAATATCCAATTGAATATATTAATCGCCCTGATAGAAAAGAAGCATTACTTAAATTGGGATTAGATCCTAATAAAAAACATGTTTTACACGTTGGTTTATATACATCAAGAAAAAACCAAGCAGAATTTTTTGAATACGCCAAATCATTCCCAGATGTAGAATTTCATAGTTTAGGAAACAGAGCCGATAATTTTAAATGGTACTGGGAACCTTTAGCTCAAAATCAACCATCAAATTTAACCTGGTGGAATGAACGCTCAGATGTAGATGCTTTTTATCAGGCAATGGATTTATTTTTATTTACATCTCGTGGACATGATAAAGATAAAGAAACAATGCCTTTAGTTATTAGAGAAGCAATTTCTTATCAAATTCCTACTTTAATATATAATCTTCCTGTTTATTTAGATTATTTTGATAAATTTGAAACTATTAATTATTTAAAGTTTGATGACTTTAAAACTAATTGTGATAAAATTGCTGAAAAATTAGGTATTAAAGAATCAAATCCAAATGAAGAAATATTTATTTTATCGACATTTCCAATAAGTGATGCTGTAATTGAAACTACATTAAAAACAATAGATTCAATTCATGCTCGAGGAACTAAAGTATTAGTTACATCTCATATTCCTGTTCCTTTTGAAATTGAAGCAAAAGCAGATTATGTTGTTGTAGATAATAATAATATTTTAACAAAACATACTTATTATTGTAATTATTGGGCTGACCATTTAGACCATAAAGTATATATTAATTTAAGAGGAAATGATAATGATGTTTATCATGGACCTAGTGTACATTCTAATTACGTAAATGGAGCTGCGTTAGCTAAAAATTTAGGATATAAAAAATTATTTTTCCTTAATTTTGATTACACAATACAATCGGTACATCACATAGATAAAATTTCAAAAATATTAGATAACAAAAAAGCATATTTTGGTAAATATAAAGCTTCGGAAGGTGATGCTTTACATACTTATTTTTGTGCTGTTAATTCTGATTTCTTTTTTGATCATGTTCATCAAATATTTAATGCTGAAGAATATGAACATTTACGTTATCAATTAGGAAGTGAAAGTAATGGACTTGAAAATATGTGGTATCATATATTTAAAAGAAGTTCAGATAAAATTCATTTTGAAGATATTGAATTGTTTGAACAAAAAAGTTTAGAAACTTTTAACCATCATGATTTTTCTCAAGTAGAATACTTTACAGTTTTACCTACTAATATTCCAAATACATTTGCTCCTTATATTAGAATTTCTAATAGTAAAGAATCAAGACTTATTCAAATTACAGTACGTGATAAAGATAAAAATGAAGTATTCTTTGATGAACTAAATGTAGAAAGTAAAATAGATTATTATAAAGTTCTTTCATATGAAGAAGGAATGGAAGTCGAATATAAAATTAGCAATTATCATAAAATCCTTAAAAAAATTACCATTCAGGTAACAAACTTGGAATTTAATGGTAAATTAGAAATAAAAAACCCAAATACAAAAATTAAATTAATGCATTTGGTTACTGAACCCGAAACTAATCCTAAAGAAATTCGTTCAGTAGAAAATATTAAAGATTTTTGTAGTAAAACAGGTATTAAATACGAACAAAGAATAAATAAAATTTGGACAGAATTACCCCCAGTAGATACTTGCGCTAGACCTCAAGATGTTCAAGATAAACCTGGATATTATAAATTAGCCCCTGGGCATTATGGGTGTTATTTAGCACATAAAAATGCTATATGTGCTGAAGATAATAATGAATATGATTTTGTATTAATTGTTGAAGGTGATGTTATAATTGATAGCAGTTATCAAGAATTATATGAATCCTTAATCAGATTTAATAGATTATCCTACCAAACAGATATGGATGTAATTGGTTTTGGTAATCCATGGCAAGATAGAAATTTAAATGGCCCTAAAATTGAAGACATTTATACAAATGTAACCCCATTTATCCCAGCACAATCATATTTGATTAATAATCTTAAAACTAAAAAAATTAAAGAATTATTAGAAATACTTCCTTGGGATGCTATTGATTTATGGATGTGTAATGTTGCTCAATTAAAAATAGGAACAGCCGAAAAAATATACACAAAACACCTTCCTGGTTTTAGTATTATAGAACAAACCATTAAAGACAGTAAAACTGATAACCCATTAATATTCATTCAAGAATGAAAATTTGTCAAGTAGATCCAGGTTGTGGTATCCCTATTCCTCCTCCAGCATGGGGAGCTATTGAAAAAATAGTATGGGAATTTTATAATAATTTAAGAGAATTAGGACATGAAGTAGATATTAAAATGACCTCCCATATCCAACTAGGAGAATATGATATTGTACATTGCCATGTTGCTAACTTAGCAATACAGTTAGCTGAAAGAGGTATTCCTTATATATATCAATTACATGATCATCATGCTTATCATTATGGTAAAGATTCTTATGTTTATAAGGAAAATCTAAAAGCAATTGAAGGTTCTGTTATATCTTTAATGCCTGCTCGTTTTTTAGTTGATTATTTTGATCATCCAAAATGTGTATATTTTTCTCATGGTGTAAACACAAATGATTTTTATCCAATTAAAAAATCCACACCAATAAATCCAAAATTATTGATGGTAGCAAATAATGGTTTAGCAGGCAATGCTACATTTGATAGAAAAGGATTTACATATGGTTTAGGACTAGCAATGCTAAATAATCTTGAAATAACCATAGCAGGCCCCTCAGATAATAAAAGATTTTTTAATGATCATTTATGGATGTTAAATTATTCTAAATTAAATTTGGTATTTGATACTCCTAATACTAAATTGTTAGAATTATATCATGAACATGATATTTTTGTCCATCCAACTATGTTAGAAGCTGGACATCCTAATTTAACAATGGTTGAAGCAGCAGCTGCTGGTTTACCTATTATTGCTGATTGGGAAAGAGAAACAGATTTTCATGGTGCTTGGAGAGCTCCTAGAGATATATTTGAAATGGATAAAGGTTTAAAAGATATTGTATTAAATTGGGAATCATATAGACAAAGAGTTTTCAATACATCTAGAGAATTATCATGGTTTAATCGTTCAAAAGAATTACAAGTTATATATGAAAGAAGTCTTAATTAAAGAGTATAATAATATTATTCAATTAAATTTACCTTATAAAAAAGATGTAAATAAATTCAATTTCCATTTTTTAAAAGGGGCATTTTTAGAAATATTAGGTTCTGAATCTAAAAAATATATTATTAGATTTATCGATAAAGTAAATGATAAAATCATTTACGAAACCGAAATTACAAACAATATGTGGACCCAACCCGGTATTGAATATTTTATAGAATGGAGAATTGAAGTATATGATAAAGAAAATAATGAATTAGTATTTGAACATGATTATAATGCTCAAAATAAAAGAGTTTATATTCATTTAGAATCATCAGCTATTGGAGATACATTAGCATGGTTTCCTTTTATTGATGAATTTAGAAAAAAACATCAATGTCACGTAATTTGTTCTACCTTTCATAATGAATGGTTTGAAAAAGAATATCCTGAATTAGAATTTGTTAGTCCTGGGACTGAAGTACATGATTTATATGCCATGTATAATATAGGTTGGTTTTATGATAATAAAGAGGTTGTTAAAACAAAAATTCCAATTGATTTTAAACAACATCCCCTTGGTGAAACAGCATCATCTGTTTTAGGATTAAAATATAATGAAATTAAACCTAAAATAACAGTACCTACTAAAACTAAACAAATTGATGGTAAATATGTAGTTATTGCTCCTCATGCTTCTGCTCATGCTAAGTATTGGAATCATAAGGGTGGTTGGCAAGCTGTAATTGATTATTTAAATGAGCAAGGTTACAAAGTAGTAATGATTACTCATGAAAAATTAGGAGATAAATGGCATGATTCTAAATTAGGTGGAACCTTAAAAAATGTAATTGATAAAACCGGAAATTATCCACTTGAAGATAGAATGACCGATATAAAATATGCTGATGCTTTTATAGGTGTTGGTAGTGGGTTATCTTGGCTAGCATGGTCTATTGGTACCCGTGTAATTTTAATTTCAGGATTTAGTTTACCTTATAGTGAATTTACTGATTGTGAGCGTATTTTTAATTATGATACTAATGTATGTACAGGATGTTTTAATAAACATTGGCTCAACCCAGGTGATTGGGAATGGTGTCCTGAAAACAAAAATACATACAAACAATTTGAATGTACAAAAACAATCAAACCTTTTAGAGTGATTGAATCTCTTAATAAAGTCCTTAATATTTATTAATATGGATAATATTATTTTATCCCCAGAAGAGTTATCAACTATATTAGATTTAAAAAGTAAAAAAGATTTATTAATTAATAGTTTCGGACATTTAGAAACAGAATACCAAACTAAAAAATTAAATCTTTTAAACCAGTTACAAGAAATTAACACCATTCAAGAAAAATTAGGTGTTTTGTTACAACAAAAATATGGAGAAGGAATAATAAACCTAAATACAGGTACATTTGTAAAAACCTGATTTTGAAAAATTTTTACATATTTATAACAAAACAAAATTAATTTTAAAATGGCAGAAACATTAATATCCCCAGGTGTACTTGCAAGAGAAAATGATAACTCATTTGTATCTACTGGACCTATTAGAAATAGTGCAGCTATTGTTGGACCTACAGTAATAGGACCTAAAGAAGTTCCAACTATTGTTACTTCGTATAGTGATTATACAAGCAAATTTGGTTCAACTTTTTTAAGTGCTAGTAATGTATATTCATTCTTTACATCTATTGCAGCTTATAATTTCTTCGCAAACGGGGGTGAAACTTTATTAGTAACTAGAGTAGTCAGTGGTTCTTATACAAGCGCTACATCTTCATTTGTTTCAGGAAGTACAGCCGGTGCTATTGCTAGTGGTAGTGCATTTACTTTAACTACTGTTTCTGTAGGTGCTATTATGAACAGTTCAAGTTCATTAGACGCTAGTGGTTCATTAGCATCAGGTTCTAATTATAACCTTAGATGGCAAATTCAAAGTTCAAATACCGCATCTGGTACTTTTGATTTATTGATTAGACAAGGTAATGATACTACTAATAACCCAATTATTCTAGAAACTTGGACTAATTTATCTTTAGACCCAACTCAACCAAACTTTATTTCTAAAGTAATAGGTGATCAATATGAAGCTCTTGATCCTAACACATTTGCTGTTCAAACATATGGTAATTATCCTCGTCAATCAAGATATGTTTACGTATCATCTATTGACCAAGATTTCTTAATGCCTAATTACTTTACTAACGGTGGTTATCCAAACCCAGCATATGCTGATTATATGCCTGCTAATACTAGTGGATCTTTTGGAGACGGTACTGGTGCTGTAAAAGCTGGAGCATTATTTTATGATAAAATTTCATCAACCAATACTCAAGGGTTAGTAGCTAATAATTATACAGCTTCTATTGCTGCTTTAGCAAATGCTGATGCTTATAAATTTAATGTATTAGTAACTCCTGGTTTATATAACTCTGATACTAACTACGGTGGTGTAATGACTACTATTATTAACAATACTCAAAATAGAGGTGATAATATTTATGTAGCTGATTTAGTACCTTATAGTTCAAGTGTTGCCGCTGTTACTCAACAAGCAGGAACTAGAAATACATCATATGCTGCTTCTTATTGGCCTTGGGTTCAAATTACAGAACCAGATTCAGGTCAATTAGTATGGGTTCCAGCATCTACAGTAATCCCAGGTGTATATGCTTACAACGATACAGTATCTGAACCATGGTTTGCACCAGCTGGTATTAATAGAGGTGGTTTAAATCTTGTAGTTAGAGCTGAAACTAAATTAACTCAAACACAAAGAGATAACCTTTATACAGGAGCTGTAAACCCAATAGCTACATTCCCTGCAAATGGAGTAGTAGTATATGGTCAGAAAACATTACAGAAAAAAGCATCTGCTCTTGATCGTGTAAATGTTCGTCGTTTATTAATTGCTCTTAAAAACTATATTTCAGGAGTAGCTCAAAACTTAGTATTCGAACAAAATACAATAGCTACAAGAAATGCGTTTTTAGCAGCTGTAAACCCGTACTTAGAAACAGTACAACAAAAACAAGGTTTATATGCTTTCAAAGTAATTATGGATGATAGTAATAACCCAGCTGATGTAGTTGATAGAAATCAGATGGTAGGTCAGATTTATATCCAACCAACTAAAACAGCAGAATTTATTTATCTAGATTTCAACATCTTACCAACAGGTGCTACATTCCCTGGATAAAAAATTTAAAAATTAAATATTTATAATAGAATTAAATAAATAACAAAATGGCAATATTAGATTCCAACGAAATATTTTTCACAGCCTTTGAACCGAAACAGGCGAACCGATTTATCATGTATATTGATGGTATCCCTTCTTATGAAATCAAAGGAGTTAGTGCAATCACATTAAATTCAGGTACGGTTCAATTAAATCACATTAACGTTCAACGTTACGTTAAAGGTGTGACAAAATGGGATCCTATTACATTTACATTATTTGATCCTATTACACCATCAGGTGCTCAGGCGGTAATGGAATGGGTACGTTTACACCACGAATCAGTAACAGGTCGTGATGGATACTCAGATATGTATAAAAAAGATCTAACATTTAACGTATTAGGCCCTGTAGGTGATATCGTATCAGAATGGATTTTAAAAGGATGTTTTATTACAAGTGCAAACTTTGGTGAATATAACTGGGATACAGCAGATACAGCAGTAAACCTTACAATGGTAGTTCAACCTGATTACTGTGTATTAAACTTCTAATTAAAAAGAAAATCAAAAGAGCTCGCAAATTTTTGCGAGCTTCTTTTTTTCTCATATATTTATATACGACAATAAAGTTATTTTAAATAAAAATTATGGAAGAAAAAAAATTTAAATTCCCTACAGAAACTGTAGAATTGCCTTCAAAAGGTTTACTTTATCCCGAAGGTCATCCTCTAGCAAGCGGTGTTGTTGAAATGAAATACATGACCGCAAAAGAAGAAGATATTCTTACTAACCAAAATTATATTAAACAAGGAGTTGTAATCGATAAACTATTACAATCTTTGTTAGTTACTAAATTTGATTATGATGATCTATTATTAGGTGATAAAAATGCAATAATGGTTGCTGCTCGTGTATTAGGTTATGGAGCAGATTATACATTTACCTATAATAATGAAGAAATAACAGTAGATCTATCTGAATTACCAACTGTTGATTTTAATGAATCGTTAGTTTTAGAAAAAGGAATTAATGAATTTGAATTCGAATTACCTCATTCTAAAAATAAAATAACTTTTAAACTTTTAGATGGTAGAACAGAAAAAGCTATTGAAGCTGAAGTTAAGGGTATGAAACGTCTTAATAAAAATGCTTCCCCTGAATTTTCTACTAGATTAAAACATCAAATTCTTTCAATAAATGGAGATACTGATGCTAAAAACATTAGAGAATTTATTGATAATTATCTTTTAGCTAAAGACGCATCCGCTTTTAGATCACATTTAAAATCAATCAATCCAGATATCAGAATGGTATTTATGTATGAGGGTACAAACGGTGATGAGGAGGTCACTATCCCTCTACAGGTTCAATTTTTTTGGCCTGACGCCAGAGTATAGATTACTTGTGTTTAAAACTATACATGAGATAGTTTTTAATGGAAGAGGAGGATATGATTTTGAAACAGTATATAACATGCCTATATGGTTAAGAACTGCTACATATAAATTTATTGCCGATTCTATTTCTAGAGAAAATGAAGCCCAAGAAAAAGCCATCAATAAAAACAAACCAGGTGGAAAAGAAACTTTAGATTGGGTACCCCCTAAAAAAAGTAAATAAATCAAATATTTAAAAGGGTATCATAAATTTTGGTACCCTTTAATATTTATAACATATAACATTTTTTTAAATGGCCTCTGCTGAAGATAAAAGAAATAAAAACATGAGAGAATCCAATGAGATTCTTTCAGAAAGTATAGATTTAGCTGGACAGTTAGCTGACCAGATGGCTTATATTAATAAAATAGCCAAAGATAAAGGTACTTCAGATAAAATATCATTAGATTTATCTAAACAAGCAGTTAAAATTCAACAAAATTTAAGTTCTGAATTTTCTAATGTTAAAGACATTGAAAAAGAACTTGCCAAAAATAAAAAATTACAAAACGAATTAGCAAGACAACAAATTTCCTTAAGTAAAACAATAGGAGACCAGGGAAAACAAAATATTGCTAATTATAAAGCTCAAGAATCTAAGTTAAAAGATATTGAAGCAACTCTTTCTAAAGCTAGAGAAGCTGAAGCTGCTGGTGTAGCTGGAGCCGAAGATATGGTGGCTGAATTAGGTCAAGAATTATTCTTACAAAAACAATTAACGGCTCAAATGGAAGAGGAGTTAACTCTTGAAGAAAGACAATATTCTATTCTTGGAGAAACTTCTAAATTATTAGAAACAAATAAAGAATTTCTTGATGATCATTTAAAACGACAAGAAAATATAAATAAAGCTCAAGGAACCTTTGGGCGATCTTTAGAAGCTGGTTCTAAAATAATGGAAAAATTAGGAATGGAAAATACCTTTTTAGGTAAAACCATGTCCAAATTATCAGAAAAAACAAAAGAATTTGCTTACGAAGCCACAGATGGGGGGAAAAAAACTCTTGGTGCTTTTGGTAAATTAGGAGTAATGGCTAAATCTTTTGGTGCTACTTTAAAATCAGCTTTAGGTCCTATGGGACTTATTTTAGGTGCTATAGGAGCTATTACAAAAGCCTATGAAAAAGGACATGAAGCTGCTATAAGATTAAGTGATGAAAACGTTGATTTTGCTAGAACATTAGGTGTTTCTCAAAAAACAGCAAATGGTTTATTAGGAGATGTTAGAGCAATAGGAGGTGCTATGGGTATTACTGGTGGTCAAGCTACAGCAGCTGCCGGAGCTATATATTCGTCATTAGATGGTGCTGAAAAATTATCAAAAAGCACACTTCAAACATTTATGAAATTAAATGTTTTTGCTGGAATGTCAGCTGAAAGTATAGCAGGAATCCAAAAAATGTCTAAATTAACTGGAGAAGATGCTGGAAAAGTAGCCGATGAAATGGCTAGAACCGCCCAATCATCTATTAAAACTCAAAAGGTTAACGTTAGTTTAAGACAAGTTATGGATGGTGTTACTAAAGTATCTAACACCATGAAACTTAATTTTGCAGGCTCAGCTGTAGGATTAACTGATGCCTTTATTCAATCTAAAAAATTAGGTTTAGAATTATCTAAAGTAGAAGATGTAGCTAACAGTTTATTAAATATTGAAGATTCACTTGCTGCAGAAATGGAAGCAGAATTGCTTACTGGTAAAGAATTAAATCTTGAAAAAGCAAGAGAAGCAGCTTTAAATAATGATACTAAAACTTTAATGACTGAAATTGCTAATCAATTTGGTTCTATTGAAGATTACCAAAAGATGAACCGCGTTCAGCAAGAAGCATTTGCTAAATCTATTGGTATGTCTCGTGATGGATTAGCAGACATGTTGGTATCAGCTAAAGAAAATGCAGCCGCTAACACTGATATGGTTAGTGAACAAGATAAAGGAGTTGCAGCAATGCAATCAGCTGTTAAAATGTCTGAAGCAATGGCTGCTGCTGAAGAAGCAAGAGCAAACCAATTTGCTGAAATATTTGAATTATTACATCCCATAGTAGAATTATTCAAAGATATGGGTCCTTTAGTAATAGAGTTAATTAAACCTATTGTTGAAAAATTAGCTCCTATATTAAAGGAAATAATGGAAAAATTACTTCCTATTATTAAACAAATATTTGAATCATTAGCTCCTGTTATTGAAAATCTAATGGATCTTATTGCTCCTATTGTAGATGTGTTTGGAGAAATTGTAATAATGGTAGCTCAAAATCTATCTAGTGCTTTACAAATGATAGTTCCTTTTATTATTGAGATACTAAATGCTGTTAAACCAATATTAGATATCTTTATCCAAATGGCTAAAGATTTCCTTCCAATAATACAAGATTTATTTGCATCTCTCCTTCCAGTTATTCAAGATATACTTAAAGCATTAGTTCCTATTATTACTGATGTTTTAAAAGTAATGCAACCTATATTACAAGAAATTGCAGGTATTTTTATGGATTTGGTAAAACAGTTATTACCTCCAATAAAAAACTTGTTTATGGCTTTAGTGCCTATAATTCAAACTATTTTTGAAGCATTAAAACCTATCATGGATGTAATTTTAGATGCTGTTAAAGAATTACTTCCAATAATTTTAGATCTATTTCAACAATTGATTCCTATAGCAATGGAAATAATTAATGCTTTAATGCCTCTTGTAACAGAAATACTTAATCTTATTGCTCCTATTTTAAAACCAATATTAGGAATATTTATTAAATTAGCAGAATTTTTATTACCGACAATTGTTAATTTAATAAAAATGATTTTACCTTTATTACAACCAATCCTTCAAATATTTACAGGAATAGCCCAAATAATTGGTGGTATCCTTAGTGGTGATTTTAGCAAAGTAGCACAAGGTTTGAAATCAATTGCTGAAGGACTTATTAATTTAGTAATTAAATCATTTGAATTTTTACTAAACCTCCCAATTAAAGCAATTAACGCTATGTTGGATTACGTTCCAGGATTTGGAGGTGATACAATCCCAGAAGTAAAATTCCCTAAAGTAAAATTAGCAGAAGGAGGTATAGTTTCTAAACCAACAAATGCTCTTATTGGTGAAGCAGGACCTGAAGCAGTTGTTCCTCTTAATAGTGATAAGTCTATGAATGTTAATACTAAAGCATTAGAAGCTAAAATAGATAGATTAATTGCTGTTATAGAAAAAGGAGGAGTAGTAATGCTAGATGGACAGAAAGTAGGCCAAGCGCTAGTATTAGGTTCATATAAACAACAATAACTTTTAATTTTTAAATATTTATAAATAAAAACTATGGCACTTTTAGATTTATTAAAAACAAGCACATTAAGCTTATCTGGACAAACTCCAAAAATTGAAAATCAACAAAAATCAAAATTGGAAAAACAGTATAAAGAAGCATCAAAATTAGATTTGGCCTCAGAACCAACAAAATATACTGCTAATTTACCTAAATAATAATTAATGGGTTTAGTTACATTACTCACAGAACCGGAATCTTTTAAATTTTACCGAGGAAAGGGTTATACTTATAATCCTAGGGAAGTTTCTTGGGATGCCGGAACTCCTAATAATGATGGAGTTATGGGTAATGGAGCAAAATCAAAACCTTTAATTACAACACCAATTCCATCCTTAGATACTGCTCAATCACCTCAAACTTTAATTGATAGTTTATATAGAGGACAAGGTGTTTTAACTAGAGCAACTATCCAAGACACTGAAAGGATTAGTAAATTTTTATTAAGTGAACAAGGGCTTCAATTTTTAGCAAAAGAACAAGCTTTAATGATCTCTCAAAATATTAGTTTATATGGGAGTGATCTTAAAAGATGGAGATACATTAATCCTGCTTCTTACGTTGAAAACACAGCCTTAGCACCAACAGGAATAAGTGTACCAAATACTTTTACATTTGGTTTAAACCCAACATTTACACGTGAAGGTACTTATGGTGAAATGCCAACGTATAGAACAAATGTTCAACGTAAAGCAGCCCGAGCGGCGAGAAGTGAAGGATTAGTTGATAAAATAACTGTAAGTCCACTATATGAAAGTAAAACAGGTCCTGAAAAAGATTATTTAACAGATACTGTTCCTTTTTATATCCAAAAAATTAATAATGATGGATCTGGAAATAATACTTACATCCACTTCAGAGCTTACATAACAGGATTATCTGATAGTTATGGTGCTGATTGGAAAGAAATTCAATACATGGGTAGAGGAGAAAAGTTTTATTCATATAATGGATTCAGTAGAGACTTAGGATTCAGCCTTCAGGTTCCTGTATTGTCTAAAGACGAACAATCAGCAGTATATAGTAAATTAAATTACCTAGCATCACTAATGGCCCCTGACTATACAGATGGTGGTTTTATGAGAGGAAATTTAGTTAAAATAACTATTGGTGATTACATAACCAATCTTCCAGGTATAATTAGAGGTATTAACTTTGACTTTCCTGATGAAGGAGGTTGGGATATAGCTAGAAATGATTTAGGTGAAAGAGTATCTGGTAGTTATATTATGCCTAAATTAATTGATATTAAAAGTATTAAATTTACACCAATTCATAACTTCATTCCTGAAACGGTTAATAGCTCATTTGTTCTTCCATCAGTAAATTCACCTATATCAATAGATGGTACTCAAGTAAATGCTCCATTTATATCATTTGGTAAAACTGGTGATCCAAATAACAATGCAGGAGGATATAAAAATACAACTTCACCAACTTCAACAAATCTATAATAATGAGTAGATACACATCAACCCCATTAATACCATTTTCAGAAGCTGATGGAAATAAATTTTTTCCCATTCAAAGAAGTACTAGATATCCTGAAATTCCTAAGGATGTAAATGATATATATGCTATTACTACTGAAGGAGATAGATTAGATTTATTAGCTCAACAATTTTATGGAAATACAGATCTTTATTGGGTTATAGCATCTGCTAATCCTGATATAATTCCTCAAAATTCTTTATTCATTCCTGTTGGAACTGAAATAAGAATTCCGTATAATATATCATTAGTTAATACACTTTACAATACAATTAATAGAATATAATATGCCAAAAAATGGAAACATCACTGGCCAGGTTTTTGATGAAGCAGTTACAGATCAAATAACTGCTAGACAAATTTTTATGGGAGCACGTTATAAACATGATGCTCATTTAATTTATGGAAATAACAATAATGCTTTTATTCGTTTAGCATCATCCGTTAATGTTGGAACTGATAAAACTCCAACTAATCCTACAGATCCTGAAGCTCAAGCATTAGAAAGACTTAAAACTCAAGGACAGAATCAACTTAAAGATAGAGGAATTGATGAAAATCTCACAGGAATGGAATTAGCTAAAGCTTGTGTTTTATTCGGTGGAGTAGTAGGTATTGATAATTCTCTTCAACCAAATCGTAAGTTTGGTATTGTAAATAATAATGGTGTTACAAATTATGATTATGTAAGTACTATTGCTGCTTATGGATGGGGTGGAATTTCATCTAAAGGTTTTGTTCCTATGCCTTCAATTGAAGCAGCTGATGTAGGATTTTATAATAGAGGAGCATTATCTAAAGCAACAGTTAAAATCAAAGTTTATTCAGTTGAACAACTTCAAATATTTGATGCTTTATATTTTAGAATAGGTTACACAATGCTTTTAGAATGGGGTCATAATCTTTGGTTAGATTCTAAAAAAGCACAACTTCCTTATGATCCTACTAATAATCCTTTAGTAGAAAGAAAAGAATTTGTAACTGAACCTTTTGGTTTATTTTTTAAAGAAGGTACATCTCAACAAGATATAATTAAAGCAATTCAATCTCAAAGAAAAAAAGATTGTTACAATTATGATGGTATGTTGGGTAAAGTAACAAATTTTTCTTGGACTTTTAATGAAGATGGATCTTATGATATTACATTAAATTTAGTAGGTTTAGGAGATGTAATTGAAACTCTTAAAATCAATACTTCCGTTTTAAAAGATCCAAACGCACAACCAGTAATTGAAAAAAATACTACTGAAGATCTTAAAAAGAAACAAGAAGCAATTGAAAAAGGTAAACAAGCTGCATCTACTCAGGAATCAAATGCTAATCAAGCTAAAACAGATGCTAACGATGCTTATAAGACAAGTATTGATGCTGCTCGAAAAGAATATGATAAACAGTATGATCTTTTAGTAAAAACAGAAAACTTAGTTAAAAAATCAGGAATTTACACTAAAGATATTTCCACATTTTCAGATTCAGCTTCTGGTGCTTCTGCAATATTAAAAAGAATTTCTACTTTAAAGTCGTTAGCTATTAAAAATAATTATAATAATATATCGACATTATTAGGAAATTTATACACACAACAAAGTAAAGTTAAAGGAGCAGAAAAAGCAAAAGAAGATGCAGAAAATGCTGCTGATAAAGCTATTCAAGATGCTGTAAATGCTCAAAAAGCTTATACCGCTGCTGCTCAAAATGTAGCAAAAGCTCAAGAAATAAATCAATTATCTCCTAATACTTCCGTTGAAACTAAAAACAAAACAGCTTTAAATCTTCAATTATATAATTGGAGACAAGATGCAATAGCTGGTAAAAACCCTAATAATTTATTAAAATTAAATTTTATAGCCAACTCAGCTAATTCAGCAACAACCGGAACAAAAACATTAAGTTTAGATTTTTATTATGTACGATTAGGATATTTATTAGATTGGATTCAAGGAAACATCCTTTATTATGATGATACTAAAAAAGCAGATGTTCCAACAACAGATTTCCCCCCTCCAGGAAATCCAATATTCACAATTGATACAAATGTTGAAACAAATTTTTGTTTAAGATTCCCTTCTCAATTCTCATCAGATCCTAGAGTGTGTGTAATTCCTAGTAAATATTCTGATAAAAATACTTCTTGGGATGTTCTCCCAGAATTAAAAGGATACTTAGTAAATGATAATGCCTATACTGGAAGATTGATGAATATGTTTGTCAATATTGACTTTACAGCTGGATGTTTAGATCAAAATACTGATGTAAATGGTAAAACTAATTTACTCAAATTTTTAACATCAGTAATGAATGGTATAAATGATGCTTTAGGTAATGTAAATAAATTAGAACCAATATTTGACCCTGAATCTAATCAATTAAAAATATTAGAAGGAAGTAGTTTAGAAAATATTGAAAAATTACTCTTAGAAGCAGAAGCCAAAAATAATAAAATGGCTATTTTCCAAATATATGGAATTGGAGGGACAGAAGCATTACCTAAGGGAAGCTTCATAACTAATGTTGATTTCCAAGTTCAACTTCCCCCAAATATGGCTTCCATGGCAACAATATCAGCCCAATCATCCGGTAATATTGTAGGAGAAAACGCTACCGGTTTATCAGCCCTAAATAAAGGATTTGTAGATAGATTAATTACTGTAAAATTAGATAAAAATAGTATTGAAGGTTCTCAAAGTGGAAAATTAGATCCTGATAAAATATTTCAAGAAAATATACAAACCGTAGGAAAAAATATTACCGATCTTTATGTGAATAAAAAATTCGCAGTTGATACTATAGAAAGTACTCGTTCAGCTAATAGAGATGTAGCTTTATATTTAACAGGTAATGCTGCTTTAAAAAAAGAAATGCCAGCTCCATTTTTTATTCCATTTAATCTTTCTCTTACTATGAAAGGCCTTTCAGGAATGAGAAATTATGAAAGATTTTCAGTAACAGAAGATGTTCTTCCTTATAGTTATAGAGCAGCAGGTACTCAAAAAGGAGTTATTGACTTTTTAATTAAGGGTATTTCTCATACTATAAGTAATAACGATTGGACAACCAAAATAGAAACATTATCAGTTAGTTCTAATAGAACTGTATAATAATTAAAAATATGCCTTACTATCCAAAATCTAAAATTCAAACAGATTTATTCTCAAATGGAGAATTGGTTAGGTCATCTGATTTTTCTCCTTACGTTGGTCCTTATTATAAATTATCAACCGGAGAAAAATATGAGGGTAAAGATGCTCAATCTTTAAGGTATCCTGAATTGTTAATAAATCTTAAGGATTCTATTCAAACTACTCCTGATGTAGTAATTACTGAAATTAATACTAATATTAATGATTCTCAAGAAGTAGGAAATTATACTTTAAATTTAAAAGAACAATTTGTTCCTCAAAGAGTTCCTGTTCCTTATTATCCTCAACCCACAAGTCAAGAATATCAAGTAGGATATTTTACAAGATATTTTGCCAAACAGGTAAACGATTTTAAATTTATTGAAATAAATCAATCAACTTTTGAAAACTTAGCAGAACACAATGGTGAGTATTTATGGCAATTATATAATGTAGTAGATATACCTTGGCAAATATCTGGAAATGTAGAAAAAGTATATAAAACTAATAGAAATATAGTTAAAATAGAAGAAAATAATGGTTTTCAAGGTTTATCTAGATTCTTAAAAGAAAACTATATTAAATTTTATCAAGGAGCAGATAAAAATATAAGTTCATTATCAAGAGATAATCTTAATGATTTAAGTTCACATAAGTTTGGAGACATGAAATAATTATTTTACCTTAGTGTAAAATAGGTTATAAATGTTTTGGCTAATAGAAACTCAAGATCAAATTGAATATTTGATTAATAAAAAATATAAGGAAGCATTCATTGA